CGCGTGATGATTATGACAGATCAGGATCACGATGGTTCGCACATCAAGGGTCTGCTGATGAACTTCTTTCACACGTTCTGGCCGTCACTGCTAATGAATGGCTTCCTCTGCTGTCTGGCGACACCCCTACTCAAGATCACTAAGCGCAATGACGTGAAGTCCTTCTACAGCCAGGGTGAGTTCGATATCTGGCGTGAGTCCAATGGTGGCGAGACTGCCTTGCGTGGCTGGACGATGAAGTATTACAAGGGTCTAGGTACCTCGACGCCCCAGGAGGCTCGTGAGTGGTTCAAGGATCTCTTTGATATGAAGTACGAGTGGGACGGCAAGTCCGATGATGCGATTTGCCTTGCCTTCGCCAAGAAGCGCGCCGATGATAGAAAGGAGTGGCTCAAGACCTACGATGCTCGTCGCACTCTAGGTATTGTCAAGGGTGGCAAGGTTCCCTACGATCGCTTTGTTCACGATGAGCTCATTCACTTCAGCAATGCGGACAATCTCCGTTCGCTCCCTCACGTGATGGACGGTCTCAAGCCGTCTCAGCGTAAGATTCTCTACTGCTGCCTCAAGAGAGGTCTTCGCTCAGAGATCAAGGTTGCACAGCTGGCAGGCTATGTCTCAGAGCACGCAGCCTATCACCACGGCGAGGCTTCTCTGAACTCCACGATTACAGGGATGGCTCAGAACTTCGTCGGCTCCAACAATATCAATCTGCTCGTGCCGAATGGTCAGTTTGGCTCTCGACTGATGGGTGGTCAGGATGCCGCTCAGCCGAGATATATCCACACGCAGCTCGAGGCTGTTGTCGATGCGATGTTCAAGAAGGAGGACTCCAGTATTCTGGATTTCATCGATGATGATGGTGATGTCGTCGAGCCTCACTACTATCAGCCGGTTGTCCCACTTCTCGTCATTAACGGTGCTGTCGGTATCGGTACGGGTTTCTCTACGAACATCCCTCCTCACAACCCCAGTGATGTTCTGTCGCTCCTGCGCGACCGCCTTTCCCTACGGCGTCATACTCTGGCTGGTCTCGTTCTCCAGCCGTGGTGGTATGGTTTTACGGGGACCATCCACCGTACGGCGGATTCCACCTGGGTCACGAAGGGTAAGGCGGTCTGGGATGACGCTAAGCATACGATTACGGTGTCAGAGCTGCCGGTGGGCACTTGGACGAAGGATTACAAGGCGTATCTCGATACGCTGTGTACGGGCGACAAGGACAAGGGGATCAAGCCGATTCTCGAATCATTTGACGATCTCTACAATGATACCGAGGTCAAGTTCGTGCTGTACTTTGACTACGACACGTACTTTGAGATGCGTACGGACAACGTGGCGGCGGAGAAGATGCTCCAGCTGAACACGGCCTGGCATACGACGAATATGGTCTGCTTCAGTCCGGAGATGAAGATCAAGCGCTACGGGACGGTGGGTGATATGATGGAGGATTACTACCAGGTACGGCTGAAGGGTTATGAGACCCGCAAGGACCTTGAGATGAAGCGTCTTGAGCGTGAGCTTCGGGAGTATGACGCGAAGGCTCGGTTCCTTCTGGCTCTCCTCGAGGATCGTATGGACCTACGGCGTAAGTCAGACGAGGAAATCGTGGATGCTCTGAAGGCGGAGAACATACCGGCACTTGATGGTCTAGATGATCCGGATTCTCTGGACTCTTATGACTATCTGCTGAAGATGCGGATGGATCGCGTAAAGGCTTCGGCGGTCGAGGATGCCCGCAAGGCGGTCGAGGCCGCGCGTACGGCACTCGAGGTTCTACGGGAGACTTCGGTGGAGACTCTTTGGACTCGGGATCTTGAGGTCTTCGAGTCAACGTGGGCGACACTTCAGGTAACTCGCGAGGCAGCACGTACGGGCACTCCCTTGCGAAAGGAGACGAAGAAGGTGATTAAGGTGAAGAAGCCTACGACGCCTTAGACTTATATATAAGGCCTAGCCCTTATATGAAGGGATTCTGAGGCAATGTTTTGGTACCTGCGGAACTTAGGCTTACGGAACGAGCTAAGGGGACCGGCATATGGCTGATATCGTTCAAATAATACTGGTAATGATCCACGGCACTCAAGATATGAGGAGCCGACCAGTCGACAACTTTTTGATTGAGGTCTGAGACTTGGGATGTAATATCGTACGGCAAGTTCTGCGCATACTGGAGATACATAGTTCTCATAATGATTGTCAGTTCATCCGCAGACTGATCGTCGATCTTGTATTGCTTGGCCCCCGATTTTTCATAGACAGCCTTACGGATCGCATTCTGGATAATGGTAGCGTTTTCTTTGCTGAAGAAGGCCTTCGACAGAGGTGTGACTTCCCAGTTGCCGCGTAAAGCGTCATTCGCAAAGGTGTTCTGAGTAGCCACACGGTGGGAAAATCCAGGGACTTCGGCGGCGCCACCTGGACCAGATGGCGCGGACAAATTGACACGGCCGTTCATTCCGCCTACGGGCGCGGGATTTGTGTTCGGCAAGATTAGTCTGGATTCCGATTCAAACTCCTGGAAGTTTGTCGCCTGGAAGTTCATCTGCTTTGAGATGAGTTTCCTTACCGGCGGAAAATGGCGTCTTTTATTCTGAGGCTTAAACTTTTTTTCTAAGCCGGAGGTATAAGCAAATGTCGGTCCTTACGCGCTCTTTCAAGCAGACGAACGGTTATTTTGTCCCTGTAGGAAACTGCCAGGGTAAGGTGTTAGCGTACTCAGGTGCCTCTGGTGCGGGTGGCTCAGCGGTAATTGGTGGTTTCTCACAGGCTGGGTGGGCCATCCCTGTTCCTCCTGCATCTGCTGGCCAGGCCTCCCTTGTCTCAACGCTTCTTGTTGGACCTGTGACTGGTGGTCAGGTCGGTGGCCTCTTCAAGGATATGGGCAAGACAGTTGTCTCAGCGAGTCGCACGTTCCGCAAGGTTCAGCTCGTTGTTCCTGGACTCTCATCCGCTGGTGTAGCTGAAGTTTCTGGTGATTCTACATACCTCAGTGGTTACATTGAGCTCGCTGGAGCTGGCGGCTTTGCTGGTGGATTAGCGAATACGTATGCGCCTGCCCCCGTCGCCTACCTCCCTGGCCTTATGTAAATACGCTAGCAGACAAGCAAATTACTCAAATCTACTTCAAATCTCAGAGTCATACACTATGACACTGAACTTGGAAGAATAAATTTAATCTATAAAGTAGTAATGGGCTCCTTCGTTGTGTTTGGAGTTGATCTAGTAGCCTTATCAAACTCAATCAACTGGTATCTTGTACTTTATGTGATCCTATCAGTGATTGTCACAGTCAACGGTTGCTTCCGTCTCTATGAAGGCGGGGGGGGAGTCCGCGCCTCAGTGTACGGCGTTGGAGCCGGTTTAGTCTTTCTTTTCTTTGGATACCGGTGGTTCTCAAATCCGGCAGTCATTTCCAAGAAATGGCCTCCAGTCATAAATACTTGCCCGGATTATCTCACCTATGTCAAATCTGTTAATGGATATTCAAAGGGTGGATGTGTCGATATGATCGGCGTAACAAACTCAAGTGGAGGAATTCAACAATCTCAGCCAAGTGATGTTATAGCAATGGGAACTACATTAAAAAATATGAATAAGCTCTTCATACATACATCAGCTGATGTAACAGCCGCAACATCGGTCTCTGATTTACAACCTATCTGCGATGAATGTAAAACAAAAGGTGTAACCTGGGAAGGTGTCTATGATGGCGATGTTTGTACAGCCATTAAGACTGTCGATGCGAATAATGCTGCTCTTGCCAATTGCCTTGTTTCAGCCTAAAGACAATTATACCTCTCCTTATAAGACTTGAATGCCATATGCCAATCTTCATCCAAGTGTGGAAGAATCACTTAGACGATGGTTACATACTCCAACAACAGCTGCTTTTCTTCTAGTAGGTCCTCCAGGTGTTGGAAAGACAACCTTGGCCAGAGAAATATTGAAGCAGGAATCATACCGTATTGTGGAACTCAATGCGAGCCACACGCGTAGTGGACAAGCCTTCAAGAAGCAGATTATTCCTCTTTTAACCCAAAAGTCTGTTCTAGAAGCCATGTCGCCTATTGCCAACAATAATAAGCTCGCGGTTCTCTTAGATGAAATTGATGGTTTAAGTCTAGGAGAAAAGGGTGGCCTTAGTGAATTGTTAGATTACATGCGTGCCTGGAAGGTGGGTCAGACAACTCACCCACTTCTCTTGATTTGTAATGAAATCAAGGGACGTGCCTATCAACATATTGTTCGTCTGAGTACTTATGTTCCTATGGAATTTCCTGTACAAACTGTTCAGACCTGGCTAGGATCAACGCTACGACCTGAAGTTCTGGCGTCCGCAGATTTACGTGTAATCCTTCGTTCAATGAATGGGTGTGATTCTGTTTCAATCTATCAACGGCAGCAGACAGACCTTGAAACTCCAGAACTCGTCATGGGAGATAATGGTGAAACCGAGGAACCAAGTACCGATATCTTAAGATTTAGCCATTCTTGCCTCTACGACTACTGGGATCCTTTAGTTATTCCAGAAGTTGAGAATAATCTTGGAAATCTGTCAGGACTTTGTGTTCACGAGAATATTCACAAGAGGCTCAATTCTGCGGAAAACCCTTGGATTCACTACAAGGAGTTTCTGGCACTCTTTGACTTAAGTGATGAAGCAGATTACTGGGCTTTCTTCTATCAGAATTGGAATTTACTGAGACCCAGTTTCCAACTGAAACTCAAGGTTACAAATGCATTTTTATCTGAATATCCTGCAACAGAGGTACCTAGCTCTTCACAACTTCAATTCACCCAGGTTCTTACACGCCAATCATCTATGTACAATACATGGAAACAGATGATTCAGTTTTCCGACGAGCATGGTTGCGCTATTGAGGATATTCCGATGGTCCTAGGACAGGTTGTTCAGGCAAAGACTACTAAGATTCCAGCGAGTCAGTTGAAGAAGATAGAGGCGATGAGTATTCCAAAACAATTGTGCATTTACAAGTAAATTTTGTATTTACAAGTAAATTTTGTATTTACAAATAGAATGGCAAAGGATGGCCTGATCTTAGTCCTAGATATGGATCAAACCATTATTGACTCGGATCCATTTTTCAGAACCCCCCCCTTGAATGCTTCTAGGATTCCAGAGTATTTGAATATGAATGTTGTAAATATTTTATTAAGAGCAGCAAAGCTTAGACCTAAAAAGGTAAAGGCTATATTTTTACTTACAAACAATTCAGATACGCAATTTGTAGCAAGTGTAGATTCAGCAATTCTTGACTTATCAAAAGGATCCGTCGGCAAATATAATACCTCCGAAAGCAGAGATCCAGATGCGAAAAAGATGCCACAAAAGCCATATTTCTTCGATGATATCTTTACAATAAATCATTCAATGCGTAAGACAAAGATAGCAGGCATATCTCATGGTATCAAGGATATACATACTGTATTACAAATGATTCATACGATTGATCCAGGATATCATTCAGATCTTATGAAAAATTTATTCTTTTTTGATGATTTGCCACAACATAAACTTCACGAAGAATTTATAAATTCATTAGGTGGAAAATACAAGGACCATTATATTACAATTCGCCCTCCATATAAAAAAGAGTTTGAGGATAAAACAGATTATAGGCCTATTCTCAAGACTTTAGCGAAGCTTGAAAATAAACGTAAGACACGTAAAATTAAAAGAATCTACTGATTCATAAGTTCTTCGTTATCGTGTAATAGACGAACCAAGGTAAGTGGCTCAACGCGTCCAAGACGTATTGCGCGACCTACAATCTGCCTCTCCTCCTCCTTGCGCATCATATGCATTAAGACAATATGTGTCGCAGATTTCAAATCCATACCTGCGCCAGCTTGTGTACTGTTCATTAAGAGAATCTGTATCTCACCCTTTTCAAATTGTTTTAATATACTCGAAACGTGATCCTTATTTCCCTTCACTATTGCTACGCGAAACCCTAACTCAAGGAGTTCACCCTCAATCTCAAGAAATGGATTATCATATCTATTGAATACCAGAAATTTTCCCTTTTTCGTATCCTTAATGAGTTTTAAAAGAGCCTCCTTCTTCTTTGGCTTTCTTATAGGGACAATTACATCTTTATTTTCTTCTTCCTTAATTTCATCTGTGTCAAGACCAACCTGGCGCAGATTCTGGTATCCTAATGCTGAGCGACACAGCGGACAATGAGGATTCCGCTGGATACATTGAATTATACAGCCTCCACAAAAGAGTCTCGAACAACACATCACAAAGGTCGGTGTCTTAGGATCCTCAAAACAGATTGCGCAGATTTCATCCTTCACATTTAGAATTCTTTGCTTCAAGGATGATATCTGATCTTTCAATGAAGTAATCTTTGTCTTTAGAGAAGAAATCGCCAGTTCTTTTGTTTGAGGAGTTGAATAGGCGATACCCTCCTTAAAGACAAGAGTCTTCTCCAGACGGTCAAGTTCTTTCTCACGTGTCTCAGTTAAAGCAGTAATAAGTGATGATTGGGATGTGTTATTTACACCTAACTTCTCTAGAGCTCCCTGAATATCTCCACCATGTAATAGCTCCTGAATTTCTGAATTTACATATTGCGCAATAATCCTATGAGAAATAGGAGATTCACAATGAATTCTCTCTTCCACAATTGGCGGCGACTTCCAACTCTGTTCCATAAATGCGTTATTCGTTAAAAGTACAAGGTGGCCACGATTAGGGTGTTTCGAAAGAAACCCGTGAAAGAAATTATGGCTTTTTACATCATAGCGCGAATAATAATTTGTACCATTTGTCACTTGATCCTGGTGTAACAGGGTGACTAAATCTGGATGTAGATTTGCCGCGCGCTGAGCAAGAAATGTATTCGATAAATACATATAGAGCCCCTGGAATAAGATATTGGCCCAAGTCGCAGTAATGAGCCAATAAAAGTTGGCCTTTGGCATAGGAACCGTCGAGGTAAATTGTATACTATCGACTTCATCAAAGACTATACGAGACCACTGAATCTTGTCTCTTGCTGTGTCTGCCATAAATTGCTTAATAATTGTATTTGACATTAGAGTAATATCGCGCTCCTTAACAAGAGTGTTAAAATCTGCCTTTTCTAAAGCCTTCGTTGTCTTTACCTCAAAAAAAGAGAGGGTTGTCTGCTGCTGTATGGCAAATTTCCACTGATGAAACAGTGTATGTGGCACAATAATAAGGGTGTTTCCTGAACACTCCTGAGTATGTACAGGTTTTTCACTCCAAAATGTTTCCTGTGACATATTGTGAATCCTTGAAAAAATATTCGTCTGTGGATTCCGTTTCAAATTCGATATATATCCAAGAATCATTAGGGATTTTCCAGATCCGACCTTATCCCCTAAGATAGCAATTTGTGAATGATGAATTTCACCTTTCACGTTAAATCCTTCTACGCAAGATCTTTCCTTCTCGTGCATAGCATTTACCATAGCAAGCTGATGAGGCCGTAGAGGAATCTTGATATCCACCGGTTGTACAGAATAAGCAGAGGCTTCTGTTATAGAGTTTAGTAAAGGTTGTTCATAAACTTCCAGCATCTTATTTACTGAATCGTCTCTCGCCATGAAACCCTACTCTCTACAGAACGAGGAGAATGTTTGTTTAGGCTTCTCGAAGGAAAGACATATTCATTTAATTCTAGAATTTCAAAGAGTAAATAAATATATTTTATAAAATCAACATCGTGTTCCTTTTCAAAATATGGGACCCATTGACCATCGATGTAGACCTCACCATCCTCTGTAATATCTTCTAGACTGATCTCTCTTTTATCCTTGAGTCTAACAATCGAGTCTTCTAAAGATGGAGATAAGAATATACTATCAATATCGCCATATGGTGTTCCATAATAAATTAGCTTTGTCAGTCTAACTATTTTAGAGTATTAAATAACTTCAATTTTTTATTAGGCATTTTCAAAGAATTCCTTAAGAATGGGATCCTTTATAAAGTCTTCTAAGGTCAAGCTAGCCTTCTTGATCATTGGATTGTTCGCAGTACGAAGTTCGGTCTTATCAAAGGTGTTGTCACTGTGACTGATGACTAGCATGACCTTCATAGGATCCAACTGTACAAGGGGGTTCTTATAGCCATCTAGGAAAGACTTTTCTTCAGCAAACGCGACATTTTCGTCATAGGTGTGTGTTAAGGCGTAGCGCTTGCGCCATGCCATTGTTCCATTGGTTGCGTGAGTTGGGAAGTAAGGTCCGATCTTATAGATCTCCTTCGTGTCACTGAAGAACATATAGACCTCACTGGATCCAGCTAAATCCACAGTAGGGTTTTTTATAAGAGCATCTACAGCAGCTGAAACACGATCGGGGAAATAGAAATCATCGTCATCGAAGGCGATAATAATCTCTCCCTTTGCCTCCTTGTTCAATAAGTTTCTCTTTTCTCCAAGGGTTAACTTGTCCTCGTAGCGAATGAAGTTTAGTGTGGGTATTCTATCACGGGCGGCTTCAAATAGATCTTCTACCTCTTCTTGACCATCATCAATGACGATCCACTCCATACGATCACGGGGGTAGGTTTGCTGTTCAATCATTTGGAGGAGACCAGGGATGAAACGTCTGCGATTATACGTAGGCGTTACAAGGCTTACAAAGGGAAGCATTCTATGTATAAAGATGTTAAGGAGTTTTATACCGTTGAGTATTTTAATTAAGTACTCCTAGCGCCTTATCATGGTAGCGCTGAAGCTGGGGGTGGTACTGGAGCTGAACCTGAAGCTGCTGAAGCTGCTGGAGCTGCTGGAGCTGCTGGAGCTTGAGCTGGAGCTTGAGCTGGAGCTTGAGCTGGAGCTTGAGCTGGAGCTTGAGCTGGAGCTTGAACTGGAGGTGGAGCTTGAACTGGAGCTGGAGGTTTAGGTTTTAAATCGCCTATCTTATAGTCTTCTATATCAGGTTCATAATCAGATGCTCCATCCTTGTATAAATTTATAATTTTATTACGTTCCTCTTTCATTAGTTCATTTTCATTGTATGCATAAGTAAATTGAACCGTTGAATATATATCACGATATTTTTCATAATTAATTCCAATTTTATTCTTAGGATCCCACCAATTATGAATATTCATATAAATAGTCCAAAGTGGTCCATAAAATAACCAAAAAATTCTAAAGCCTGTGCCATATCCAATCGATTGATTTGAAGAAAAAATTCCAAAGATAAATATTAAACCTATAATAACCCCTATAACTGTCCAAAATGCGGTATCTCCCACAAGTTTCCTCGTATCTGTTTTACTACGAGCCGATAAATCAGCCGCCAATTTTGTCTGAGGATCATCCTCAAATGACTCGGATGACTTATCTAATTTTAAGTCTGCTTCCACCTTTTCCTTATCCGCCTTTTCTTGTTCTACCTGTTCTTTTTGCTTTTTCGCAAATTCAGCAGCCTTTGGATCTGATAAAAAATTATATACTTCATACTGAACTTTATTGCTTAATAAGGTCAAGGTATTCCCCATCTACTCCTTAACATCTTTGAAAATCTTATAATTTACCTTGATTAAGTAGCGTACTTCATAAGTCGCGTGCTTTTATTAAGTAGCGTACTTCATAAGTCGCGTGCTTTTATTAAGTAGCGTACTTCATAAGTCGCGTGCTTTTATTAAGTAGCGTACTTCATTCCACCCATACCAGCTTCTATTAAAAAGAAATTCAAACTTTCCACGTAAATTGTATATTGCATTGTAAAATTCGCATCGGTTGCTAAAGGCCAGATATTAAGGTCAACCTGAAATTTCTTCACACGACTTGTATTCAAGGTACCACTCGGCTTTGTCCACCTTGAAGAATCTAGGGCAAAACTGTAAATCGCTAGTCCCGAGGGAAAGACGCCCGTAGCATATTTCCACGAGGAAAGTTCTCTGAAATATTGTAGAGGCTTTGTTTCTTGAATTTCATTTCCATCACATAAAATTCGTATCTGCCGTATAATATCTTGCTGCATCGCAACCATATTTGTTCCAGAATATCCTCCAATTACACCACTCGAGGATGAACTAGGAGCAAAGGGTGCCGATGGATATCTCCACCAATTTGTATAATTTGTCCAAGCATTCAAGTTTGTAATAGAATCACTTCGTCTTGGAATGATCACAAGACGTGGTACTGGATTATGTGTATACAATTCAGGCATTTGCCTCGATGTAATATCTGAAAACTTATACTTAGTAATCTGTCGTACCACATAGGATAATGGCTTCGTAGCAAAGGTGCGACGTTCATCGTCTGTCAGATATATATGTGTCGCCTGAAGCCTTGGATTGAGAGGCCAAGTATTCAAGGCTGGGGCCGAATAGCCAAAATCCGTTAAATAGTTTCTTATATACATTCCATCTTCGGTACTTGTTGAATAATTCACATTTCCAGATCTCTGTTGCGCTGTCGACCCTCTTACTCTGTTTTCTGGGCGAATACGATATCCAGATGGATCTAGAACTGTATAGAGATCCTGAATCGGACGAAGAGTTAGCTGAACCTCGCATTCGTGATACTGTAGAGCCACAAGAGGCAGTGAAAGACCCGGACTCTGTGAAAACCAGAAGCCAAGTGGAAGTGTTATATCACGAGAGGGTATGGAAGGAAAGTTGTTTTGTGTACCCGATGTTATGGAAGGATCTGAAAGCACACTGGGGTAAAATCCAGGGGTGCGACTCAGTCCATTTGCCACTGCGCCGGAGTATCTGCCATTTGCTGGATCATATAGTTCAGGTACGTCTCCAATAAGCTCTTGCCACTTATTGTATTGTGTCTCATCCTGATCCGTAAAAGCAGTTGCAATAATATAGTCACTATCAAATTGCTGTATAACTGAACCTCCAACTAAGAAAGAAGCGTCCTGGATAATCTGGGCACCAATATAACGAACCCACTGAAACTTATACTGGGATCTACCTTGCGTAGACCCTGGTAAATTTGGATCGAAATACTTGCTGTAAATATCTGGAAGTGTAAATGTAAAATATAAATCTGATAAGAGATCACCTACACGCTTCATCTTAGCTCTCAATTGAATGGGTTGATTAAAGAAAAGTTCTTGTGGGCCTTCTAAGGGTATCGTAACGGATTCAAAGGAAAAATGACTATATTTCTTAATAACCATGTAAAAGAAGGTAAAATCTGGATTTCCACTCAAAATAACATTTTGAGATCCGTAGGCCACAAGAACATATAATCCACCACCAGCCATACTCTCTTCTTGTTCTAGTGAAACAAGAAGAGACTATATTTAATACGTGTTTATTTCTTTATGGTCCATTTTTATTGGTCCACCATGTATCAGATAAGTAGGGTGTTATACTCATATTTGGTCCCTTCATCACGGATGACGGTCCAGCATTGACTAGCGACATTATTTCAGTATATGTCAAAGCATAAGCAAAATAATAGACACGACTGATCATACCACTCGCAGCTCCATCAAATATGAGTTGTGTTGGAGGACTTGATCCACTAAATTCAGGGTCCTTCGCTAAAGAAGTTGTTATAGAACTTGATAGAGTCTGTTTTCTTGTGCTAAAAGCATATACGTCACCGTAGTTTTGATACGGGGGTGTATTTCCACTTAGAGCAACCTTACTCTTTATATTTCCATTGATGTAAACAACTAGAGTTGTTCCCTTACACGACACGACTAAGTGGAACCACTTATCAACTGGAATATTATCAATATCTGTATAATTATCCCATGTATCATAGCAATTCATATAGACACGAAGAGTATTCTTATCTCCCCAGGTAAACACACCAGGACCCATTAGAGGATAAGCGTGGCTATACCCCTTGTGTAAGATATGATGGAGCTTATGATCACCAGTTGAATATGTACTACTGTTCAAATATATAAACATAGAATAACTAAATTCTACGCCGGAACCCTGATTATCTGAGACCCTTATTGTTTTTGCTAGGGGGTTTTGTGGATTCTGAATCGCAGTATACATTCTGGAACCGGAAGGATATGTATCAGGAAATAGCTCAATACGCTCCTTCATCATTCTTGTAAGTGATTTATATGTGTACTCACACAATGATAAACCAATATATATAATAATGACGATTACAAGAGCCGTCAAAATCTGCGAGCTTACACCACTACCATTTAATGAGAGCCAATTACCGGTTCCAGCATTCGCTGGAGCTGCTGGGGCTAATGGGTTTAATGCCTGCATGTCTATCTAACTAACAAAAATAGATAAATTTGATTATCTATTTTTGATATATGATTATATAATTCTTATTATGTTGAACCAGTCATAACATTCTTACCGTTCTTCTGAATATTAAATGAATACTGAGATGGATTGATTTGGTTCATCAACAAGGCCCAGAGAGAATTATCGAAGGGTCCAGATAGATAGTGCTTGTATACCTGATCCGGAGAATACGCAAAGTTTGCTACACGTGTCTGACCAATGTAGCCTCCAAATCCATTGGGGCCACCCAATTCAATAGTTGGATTATTTCCATCATCGACTTTGTACATTCCATCGAGAACACAGCTGCGCGATAACTTTCCATCGATATAAATGTCAATTGTGCGACCTGAGACCGCCACGGTGATATTCACCCATTTCTGAAGATTTACACGTTCAATATCACACTTCTTGAAGTCATTCGATAAATCGCTATAAGGAGTAGACCCTTCTACAATCTTCGCGAGTTGAGCGCTTTGTAGCAAGGTTGATGATGATGCTGCGGAAGAAGGATCCTCATAACTTAGACGGACACCAAGCTTATTTACCTTTGTTCCAAGATACATCACCATTGTCTTATAACTAGAAGAACCTGTAGCACCTCCTGAAAGAGTTAGGAAAACCTTATTCTTGCCTTCATTCTTAGACCAATCATTTATATAAATCCAGGTACTTACTGAAAACTCGCCACCAGGATAGATTCCAGGTACATTCGCGTTAGTATATTTCGTTGTACCAGATGTTGAATAACCAGGGAGCCCCTGATTCGGTGAACTATATAAGATATAATCCTTCAAATCGGTAATACCTCCATTTAGCCAATTATACAATGAGTATAAGACATAGGCTAATAGGATGAAGACTAAGATTCTAAAAATAACCAAGCCAGGCCCTTGAGAGATAGCATTACGAAGACCATCCATCCGATTCTATTCTTGTAAAATAGTTTATGCATAAGGACTTGACCATTGACTCATTGGTCCAGGATTTCCACTTATCTTTGTTGAATTACAATTTCCACCCGGACAAAAGCTTAATGATGATAAATTAAAGGATGGAATAAAGGAACCAAAGCCGGAAGATAAATAGGGCGACCCATCTGTTGAGGATGTACTCGATACCAAGGAATGAATCGAATCTATACCAATAGGATAAGGGGAAAGACTCATTAGAGCAATTGCCCCCCCTAGTCGTTCATTTCCAACACGAAGTGGTTGAGTCTGATCAAAATCTGGCATTCCATCACATACATGTGAAACAGAGAGTCTGCCATTTATATAAATATTAAATTTACGACCCTCCTTTACAATCGCAACTGCAGACCATCTCTGAAGGGGTAAATTCTGTATGTCAATATATTCAGCTTCATCATCACTCTTGTCTTTTAAGACAACCTTTAGACGGGCTGGAGCACTCGAATAACCTCTTCCAGCATCCGCAGCAATTAGAATTTGTAAGACTTGTTTGGATCCAATTTCAACAGCATTCGCATACTCATTTCCTGATATCGATGTACGATCATTTATAGAAGGATTTATGTAAAAAAACAAGGTTGAACCATTATTCGTTGTCCACGCAGACTTGAGTTCCTCATTCGAAATGACCTGTGTATTCTTAGATAAATCAATTGTCTCATCCCCTATACGCGATGGAACGGGTGGACTAAACGCATATTGTATCATATATACAATTATATATACTGTGATTAGACCAATCAATACATAGACGGCCGTACTCATCTATTGGTTCATTAGTTTCTTTCAAAAATCTATAATTGTATCTACTAAGATAAAATTATAGATAGTATTTATTAATTTAAGTTTTCCAGGCAGACCCATTGAGAAACCCATCATTCATACGCCCATTCATTTCACTGGAAGGAACCGTGTATCCAAAACATCTTACATTTCTCACCTTTATTCCTTTTGATACAACATTACCATTTATTATAATATTTGCTGGAGCAAAGATCTTCGCTCCTGTAATAGGTAACACGGTTGTTGACTTGAGTTGTCTTGTCTTTACAAGAAGGCCATTTAGATATCCTTCCATAACCAAAGGTGACATCGAGATACCAATACGAAAGGGTGAATGAATTGGAACATTATCAATTTCAATGCTCTGAAGTTGTTTAGATGAATCAATTGCTGTTATGACGCATGTATTCGTTTTATTATCTAGACTTACGTTTAAGATTGGATGATTTACATCAGAGCCAATAAGAAAGAATGTGCGATGTGTAATGTCATTACCAGAAGAATCTTTTCCAAGAGTCTGTGGATATTCATCTTGAATAAGAACATCCATGGTTATACCATAATTGCCCTGATTTTCGATGACACTTGTTGTTAGAGGAGTTGTACCAGCTGTGGCGGGGGCGGGAATACCAATAGTTATATCAGTGACATTGACTGAATTTGCCCAAAATAATTCCGATGAATCTATGCCGGGTATTGGAATATAGGCGCCGTCGCCTGGTGCTCTTTGAAAAATAGGCGTTATCCATTGATCTATACAAAGCAAGATAACTCCAATGAGCAATAAGCTAGCTATACCAATCATTAGAATACGAATAACCTGAGATCCAACAACAGGCTCCGCTAACCGGGATTGCCCTGGTGGGATATAACGAAGGGTTGTTGGTTTCTTAATTGCTCTTCCAAGACCCGTTATATCTTTCATTACGCTCGCAATTCTTTCGGAACGAGTAGGATCCATCTGCTAACCTGTAAGTTATTCTTCTTTCTCTGTCTGTCGCTTGTTTTTGCGCGTCATCATCCCCGTTCTAGAATTATAACCAATGCGTTTATAATACGCCTTAGAATCCTTAGGATTACACTTGATCAGATTTTCACGTAAATAACAGACGAAGGAAAGGCGGCTATAGAGTTTCTCGATTCCCTGGGTTCCAGTTTCCTTATCGTTCTTATAGACCTCTGGTAGTGCCTTATTGTATTTCTTATCCTCTGCCGACTCATACATTTCCGTATTACAGTGCCACTCGTGAACATCCATCGCCAAGAAATCACCTGTTCTTAGATCAACTCCAACCTTATATCTAGGAAAAATTGTATACCCCCCCTTGTACTTTCCACGCTCAATGACTGATAGGTTTCCAAAGCCAGCCCGTAAATCTCCAGCATCCATATGAAGCCCTGTACGAAAATTGCGATTCATTGTCACTGATGAAAAAGATGTATTCGCAATCTGGAAATCCGGTTTTGCGTGAGCCTGTTTATATTGAGCCTTGTAGCGATCAGGTACCAATTTCTTAAACAGACCATCAATTTCTTGAATATAAGGTATACCTCTCTTAAATTCCTCAAAATACTTCTGCGTATAAGAGGTTAAACGACACGGAAGCTTCATAAAAGGCGTTGTTTCGAAATATCCGAGAACACTGCTAAAGACATTGTTGTTTACTCGCATCTTGCTGACCTTTCCGTTCTCCATATAGCGCGCTGAGTGACCCTGAACCTGGGTAGGCTTACGACGTGTCCAATACTTACTCTTCAAGTCAATGGGACCCGCCGCAGCTCCACGATTGCGTGAGGCTGAGGAGGCATTGTAGAAATTCTTCCAGGCAAGCTCCACAATATCGTGCGGAATCACGTTTTTCCGTAAGCGCGCCAGAAGTTTCTTTCCACCAGGAGCCTCAGAATCTTTCACATAAATATCTGCGTCATCATTGATAATCTTATCGACATCCTTTTCAGTGAAGTAGGTTCCCTCGCGAGCCTTTAGTTGTTCATCTGTTAACTTGGCCTCTAGGACAATCTGTTTCACTCCAGATGTCCGTGGAGTTCTAGCTGCCTGTTTTGGAATCTGTAGACCTTGGAATAACTCCTCGTCTGAGACGGGCATACTACCTTAGCTATAGATATCTCAGTCTGAGCGAGTTTTTATAGCACCAGTGAAATATAAGATACCTCCTATAACTGCCGTCACAGCGATTCCCGCAGCAATTCCCTTAAACATTGCTTGTTGATCCGCCTCCATAAAATCTTGAGCAGTTACAACCGGAGACCGTCCTCTCTTTCCTAGACGTGTATAGTATTGTATAACCTCAGTCTCAGTATACTTGCGCTTTCCTAACATCTCATTGACCTCATTATGTAAATCAATTGACCAGCGAAAAAGATCTTTCCTACTATCCAAAGCAGGTCCAATGGGTGACTTAGCTAAGTGAGATACATAGTGCTGTTTACAAATAGGACAAGGAATCAGCATTTGTAAAGACTCGAAAAATTCCTTAGCAGCCTTCTTATCACTATAGCTAGGATCTTGAGGGTATCCGAGAGTTACAATATGGATTGTGTGCCAGAAAAATGGCCCCCAGACTTCAGGTGGAACATGCATCCTATCTATTGATAGTTCAGACACAATGAAACCACCTAAGCCGCATAGATTAGTATAATCTAGGGGTTTTAACCATGGCATTTTATCAAACTACACATCAACTAAATTGCTCAAATTGCGGAGCATCCGGACACAGCTTTCGTATGTGTATTGAGCCTGTTTCAAGTTACGGAGTCCTTGTCTTTCGCTGGGTAGGAACAGAAACAAGTTGGAGTCCTCTTACAGAATTCTGTAAGGACGGGCCGTGTTCGATCGGAATGACGAATATCGTACCTCAGATTCTTATGATCCAGAGAAAGGATTCCTTAGGATTTATGGATATTATGAGAGGGAAGTACAAGGTGACAGAACCAGATTATATTAAGAAACAAATTCGTGGAATGACACAGGTTGAACGTGATAAGCTTCTTACAATGGAATTCGAGGAGATTTGGCATCAGCTGTGGGGTTCTGATACGGAATCATCTCAAAGATATGCTCACGATCGTATTGTATCACGGCAGAAACTTGCCGAGCTACGTGCTGGAATCGAGGGACCTAATGGTAACGTTTATACACTCGCAGATCTTCTCCGGCAAGAACCATTAATGTATGAGACGCCTGAATGGGGATTTCCTAAGGGGCGACGTGATCCTTATGAAACCGATATTCAATGCGCATTTCGTGAATTGGAAGAGGAAACGAGTATTTCTGAGGAAGAACTCTGGAAGGCTACGAACGTAAAACCGTTTATTGAGCAGTTTTATGGATCCAATAATATTCATTATAGACATAGTTATTATCTTGCTCAGTACATCGGTGATCGCGATATAACATTTAACGCCTTGAATCAGGATATGGCTCGAGAAATAGGGAATCTCTCCTGGAAAAGTCTTGATGAGGCTCTTATCCTATTAAGGCCAGAAAATGTGGAAAAACGTGGAATTCTTATTCAGGTAGCTAATCTGCTGAGGAACTTTTCACCTATCTTTCGTGACAAGATTACCAGTAAGCGCCTGAAGTCTGATAATGAAAATCAAACAGAAGAGCAGCAGGAACGCTATGTCTTCATCGGTTCCCAAGAAGACAGAGTGGATGGAAGAGTGGAAAGGTCAAAGCGATTTTTCGGAGCGAGACAAACTTATAGAAGAGTTCCAGAGTTACGTAGCTCCGAGAAGGGCGCAAACAGTGAGAGATCTCGAGGCAACGAGTCAACCAAGGGAGATAGAGGGGTCCCTGTATCCGGACATAGAAGACGCACAATTTCTATCGAAATTACTGAAGAAACGGGAGTTCAGGGAATCGCTACAATCTAAGATTACAGATGATACCATCAAAGGGAATGTCTGCGCAGTTGAAGAATTTGAATATACGGCAGTTCAGAAGTTTATTGCGCAATTTATGTCACCCAGAACACCTTACAACGGTATGCTTCTCTATCACGGTGTAGGAGTAGGAAAGACTTGTACTGCGATTCTTACAGCCGAGGCCTTTCTTGAGTTGAGCCCTAAGAATAAGGTGTATATTCTGGCACCTCCTGCGATTCAACCTGGATTTTATAGAACTATTTTTGACAGTAACCGTATTAAGTTTGGAAAGGAGGCTGATTCTCCCAACCAGCACGAGGGTTGTACGGGAAATCGATATTTAATGCTTACACAGACACAGTTTGAAAGAGAAAAGAAGGATATTGAATTGCGTGTAAACCGTCTGATCAACAAGCGTTATTCGATTATGGGATATGTGGCCTTTCGAAATATGGTCACTGATATCTTGAAGCAAATTCCGTCGACACTATCTGCTGAAAAAAAGAGGCAGCAGGAAACACGCCTCTTACAGAAGGCGTTGAGCGGCTGTCTCTTTATTATTGACGAGGCGCACAATTTACGTGATGTATCAGAAGTCGATGAAGATACTGATGCTACAGATGATGCGTCTGACAGTAAGGGTGATGCCGCAGGGGGAAAGAAACTAACACCGTTTTTAAGAAAGGTTCTTAAGACTTGTGAAGGGAATAAGCTTCTTTTGATGTCAGCTACACCGATGTACAATACTCATACAGAAATCATTTCACTTTTGAATTTTCTCTTAGAAGTTGATCATGCAGATGAATCGCAGTTTTTGAAGGAAAGTGATATACAGTTTCAGATGACGGAGTCAGGTGAACAATTGACACCTGAATCTGAGGCAAAAATTATTAAAGTTGCGAATGGTCACGTGAGTTTTATGCGCGGCGAAAATCCCAAGGCCTTCCCTGCTCGTATGGATCCACCAGATTCTATGAGAATCACGGCTTGGCCAGCCTTTGCGCCAAATGGTACAACCAAGCTAGAACCTGAACAACAGAAAGCAGATGTAATGCGTCTACCCCTTGTAAAATGCGAATTACAAGGGGAATCATTAGCTGTTATAAAATCTATGACTGAGAGGCTAATCGCCGCAAAGGGTGTTGGAATTCGTACGATCGACTCGTTGCTACAGGCAGGAAATTGTATCTTTCCAGGGGAAGGTATGGATGGTCGTGTTGGAAATGAAGGATTTCAAAGTCAGTTTTCATCGAGAGCGATAGCAGGTGGTTTTCAGGGTACGAGAATTACTAGCTTGCCTCAGTATTTTCCAGCAGATCCAGAAGGATCTCTAATATGGATGACAACTGGAAAAGCCACATTAGGAAAATATTCTCCTAAATTTAATCAAGTTCTTAAAACGATTCAGACATCGACTGGAATTTCTTTTGTCTATAGTCGCTTTGTTGAAAATGGAGCAGTTCTCTTTTGCCTTCTTCTTGAAGCAAATGGATATACTCCTTGGGGACGATCAGTTCCTCTATTTACTAAAGGAAATCTTGGAGAAGTTGGACGCCAGTGTTCAAAGTGTGAGAAAAAGGAGAAGGGTCATCCAACCTTTCTGAAGGATAAGGAAGAGTCTCGTGATAATCACGCTTTTAGTCCAGCCTACTATGCTCTTTTGACAGCGAGTGGTGTTAACACTGCTGAAAAACAAGGCTTACCCTTATCCCCAAATAATCCAGGAGTAGTCACAGCAGCACGTGATATGAATAATTCAGATGGATCTAAGATTAAGGTGATTGTTGGATCTCAGGTTGCGGGTGAAGGTCTTGACTTGCGATCGATTCGTGAAGTCCATATCTTAGAGGGATGGTTCCACTTATCGAAACAAGAACAGATTATAGGACGTGGAATTCGCTATTGTTCTCATCAGGGTCTTCCATATAAGCAGCGGAACTGTACCATATCTCTATACGCGAATGTTTTTCCTCCAGAACTTAATAAGGAAACCATTGACATGTATTCGTATCGTACAGCAATGAATAAGGCCGTCCGTGTAGGAAATGTCAGTCGAGCCTTAAAGCAGGGGGCAACAGATTGTAATGTAAATCGTGAAGCCATTTTAGTCGATGGATTAACGGAAGTCGATATGATTGATAGTCAGCGGGTAGCTAGACGTATGAATCTGAATGACAAGGATTTTACTTCTATTTGCGATTGGATCCGTTGCTCATATCAATGTAAACCTTCGATTGATGTTAGAGCACTTCCAGAAGATAATAGCACATATGATATATTTGCTGCGCGTTTTGCTGAACAATCTATGATTGTGCGCCTCAAGAAGTTATTTAAAATCCAGGTGTGGTTTCGTTGGGAGGATATTCAGGAAATCTTTAAGGATATTCCAAAGGCCACCTTGACAAGTTTACTCTTGCGGACTGTAAGCAATCCATCAATTGTTTTCGAAAATGGGGATCGCCAGGGTCATTTAATTTATCGGAATAATTTGTTTATCTTTCAACCAAATACAATTCAGGATCATGCCATTCCTCTCGCCTTACGCTATGGAAGATATCCGATTAAAAGAGATTTTTATGAACCTGAAGGTCTCTTAGCAGCCCCTAAACCAGCTATTACAACCGTTCTTAAAAAACCTACAGCTACTGCTAAAGCTAGTGCTAAGGTTGGCCCTAAGGCTGCTCCTAAGGCTCCTACTGTTAAGGCACCCCCTATTAATGAAGGTGATGAAGAAAATGAAGAACCATTTCCTGGAAGATCAATCGCCTTTATAGAAGCAGATAAAAAAGAAGCTGAACTAGCTGCTAAAGAAGCCGCAGGTGAAGCAGCAGGTGAAGCCGCAGGTGAAGCCGCAGGTGAAGCAGCAGGTGAAGCCGCAGGTGAAGCCGCAGGTGAAGCCGCAGGTGAAGCAGCAGGTGAAGCCGCAGGTGAAGCCGCAGGTGAAGCAGCAGGTGAAGCCGCAGGT